TCCCAGTAACATCACCTGTAACATCACCTGTTAAACCACCTGTAACATCCCCAGTAAATGTAGCGTCTGTTCCATCTGTTCCATTTTCTAATATTTTACTAGTTCCATCATTTGCATAAACATCTCCTTTAAAGAAACTTGCACTTACACTAGCTGCAAAAGTAGCATTTTGTGAATCGTCTAAAGTTAAAGCACCAATTCCTCCACCTGTTTCAAAATGTAAAATACCTGATGAATTATAGTTTGCAAGTGTAACTCTATCAGAAGTCCAATATAAAGCACCATTAAATGCTGTCATACCGTTTAAGTAAAAAGCATCTGCTGTTATATCACCACTAAAAGTACCTGTAGCACCTGAAATAGTACCTCCTGTTACGTTACCAGTAAGATTACCTGTAACATTACCTTCTAAATTAGCAACTAAACTAGCTACTGCATATCCTGTTCCACTTGTGTTTACTGTTGTAGTAGGTTCTTCTTGTAAGTCTTTAAATAAGTGAAATTTAGTGTCTGAAGCACTTCTATAAAGTCCAGCATATAAATCTTGAGATCCTGAAGTATCATACAAGCCGTAAAAACCAAGATCAACAAGATCAGAAGTATTGTTGTCATTACCAACTATAATTAATGGATCCTTGACACTTAATGTGTCAGTATCCACTGTAGTAGTAGTTCCTTCAACAAGTAAATTACCAGTAACTGTTAAATCTCCTCCTATTTTAGAATTACCAGAAACCTGGAATGTAGTAGTAGGTGAAACACCTATACCTATTCTACTTGTTGATATATATAAAGGCGTATTATTTCCTACACCATCCGTAATTTGTTTAGCACTAGATGTTATGATGCCATTATCAGTTGCTTTTAATAGCGAGTCATAAGTATCAGATATTCTAGTTCCTGTTAAAGTCGTTCCCATAAATATCTATTTATTGTTATTGTTTTGTTTATTAAGTATTTTATTAATAAATACTTTTAATTTAACTACATTCTCCTGTTTAGGTTTATAAGTATTTTTCTTACTTATCATAAAACCCAACCATTAAAGTTTTCATTCTTATCAGGATACATTCCGTCTTCATTGATATCGTTGTATTCCGGATATGAATTATTATTATTGTCCATATAATCTAAAAACCTTCTGACATAAAATTCCGCTTTATCTCTAGAGCTATCTACTAAAGATTTAATTTCTTGCATCGAAGGAGTCTCTGAAGACTCACTTCGATGTCTAAAGACACCTCCGTTACTAACTTGATATGAAGCAAACATATAATAGTCACTTTGTGCAAACCAAATAAGCATTGGTGTTAAGTAGTCGTTTAGGAGTGTTTTATATACTGCATTACCAGAATCATCAATAGTGTCATTTACTATTAATGATGATATTTTATCGTATAATTTAGTTCCTAGATAATTTTGAATATGAATGTCCTGAGCTACTTCAATAAACTGAATGAATTTATCAGCATCTACAGCACCTCCAATTATGGATTTTCTTCTTAAATCATCAGTCGTTATGAATAGTGCTTTCATCTTTTTTCTTTTTAAATATTGATTTAACTCTTTCTATTGCAGATAATTTTTCTCCAGTTTCTTCTTCTCTCTTAATCTTAGTTTCAATGTTATCAAGTTCAGTAAACTCAATTGGTTGAAGAGTAACAAAATAAAGATTTAAGTATATACCGTTGAACTCTAAAAGCTTATTAAAGCATTCTAAGAGCTGTTCTTGGAATGGCCTAACAACTATGTTGTCCATAAGTACAGAAGCTGTTCTAAGCTCTTCTGCGTTATTACCAAAGCCTGTATTATCTTTAATACCAAGTAGTATTGGTGATACAATTCTATGGCCAAGCATTATTTTCTCTCTAGCTTCATCTGCTAAGAATTGATATTGTGCGTGTGCATCTGGCAAATGTATTGGTTCTATATCTGCTTTTCTTTCTGGATCCTCATTAAACGCTAATATAAATTTACCTGAATTAGAAGTCCCTCCGAATTTATCCTGGATCTTGTTTTCTATTAATTGTTGAGCTTCTTCATCCGGAACACCATTATTAAAGTTAATAAGTAAACTTGGCTGTAAACCATTTTTAATATTATTAATATGATAATTAGATACTTCTTCTTCTAAAGAAGAGTATTGTAGCGATCCGTGATAGTCGACTGGAGCATAGTAATAAAAGCCAGATCTATAAGGTTTAATAACGTAAAGCTCTCTGTATTCGCTTTTACTTCCGTATCCAAAAGCAGGAATCCTTTTAGGTTCATCACTTGTTTTCATATCAGCCCATTTAGGATGATAGTAATAAGCTTTTATTTTTCCTTTATCCGCTTTTTCAGCTCTAATCGTTTCCATTGGGAAATGAGTAACACTAGTTATAGATGTTTTGGATTTATTATAAACAATTTGCATTGCAGCTTGTCCAAGCAATTTATAATCGTTTACAACTCTTTTAACCTGATCTCCTTTTATAAGATCTTTCATCCTAGCATACATCTCAGGCTTTTCCTGGTTATCTGTAGCATCTATACCTCTTCCGTAGATCATATCTACGATACCATTTATACAACAGGAATTTGTTGGACTACTTAAATAAAGGTTTATTAAGTTGTCAAAATAATCGTTGTTTTCTCCATAGGTAACCCAGTCTTTACTATAATGCTCTTTTATCTCTGGTGTAGTATAACCCTGTAGATTAACAACTCTAATATTATTTTTATATGTTTTTTTTCTACTCATATTATATTGTTATATATTTCTGTCCTGAAGGTGAAGCAGTATGTTCATCGTACTTACCTGTGTTTAATGTATGAGGAATAGTTCTATTTGTTTGAGCTGTACAATATGCTTTGTCTCTGTATAATAGATTTCCTGATCTTGTTACTTCTATATAATACATTTTACTCTCAGACAAGATACTGAATGTACAAGGTATTTCTATAAAGTTACCGCTATAAGTAGCAGTTAAACTTGTTAGTGTTTCTGTTTTTCTAGTACCGTCTTCAGTTATTTTCAATTGAACATTACTATCTTCTAAATAAGATCTAGGTATAATCTTAATTGTTTGTGAAGTCGATACTGGTAATAGTATTATCATATATAGATAATCAAAAAAAACCTATTTTGTTTTAAATAAAAAAGCCCCACTAAAAAGTGAGGCTTTTATACAAATCAAGAAATTATTAATTTCCTCCTCCAGGTATTCCTGATGGATCGTCATCAACATCTACATCAGTAGCAACTCCAGGTACAACAGTAATTGTACTTGCGTCTCCTAAAGTTAATTGAGTATCTGTTTCAGCAGTAACAGAAATAAAGTTAGCAGGTTGTCTTTCTTGTCCAGATAAAGTTAAGTTATATCCGCTTAAATCACCCATTGCAGATCCAGTAGAAATAGTTCCACCAGTTACATCAGCTCCGTGTTCATTACCTACATAAAAGTAGTTATCATTATTATCTTTTACAATAATGTGTGGTCTTCCAAAAGACAACAATTTAATTTCTTTGTGGTCTTTTAATGTTAATTTAGGTAAAACTAATGTTAGAACTTGCTCAAAAAATGTTCCTCCTGTATCGGTAGAAGAGTTAATTGTTTGTTCTAAATTAGAATTGCCTTTAAGATCGTATCTGTAAGCAGAAAGTCCAGATCCAAGTCCATCAATTTCATCTGCATTAACACCATCATAAACAACATCTGTTGTTCCGTAGTTAATGAAATAAACGGCTTTTATACCTCCTACTGAGTCTTTACACGGTCTTTGTCTTCCTTGTGTTAAATCGCAACTCATAATATTATTTTTTTATATTAAAAAGGCGGCGCTAGCCGCCCTTTTGTTAAACATCTATTTTATTTATTAAGCGTTTACTCTGTAAACGATATCAGATCCAATTCCGTATTGAACTCCACTTGTAAATCTCATAATTACTCTTACATTTTGAGATCCATCTAAGTCAGCCATATCGATAACTTTCACTTCATTGTGGTCAGATAATAATCCTGTTCCAAAGAATAAGTTAGATTTTTCAGCTGCAACAGCAGTATCATCAGCTAATCCATTAGCAACAAATAATTTAACACCATCAAAAGAAAGTGATCCATTATTCCACCATTGAGTTCCTTGAGAATTTACACCGTTTGCACCTAATCCAGAAGCACCAAATCCACCTAAAGATCTTACATAAGCTCTAGCGATGTTTTGAGATACATATACATACATATCTTCTTGTCCGTATAAAGAAGAAGGAATTGCATCTACGATAGAACCTAATTCAGCGATTACGTTAGCAGAAGTAATTGCAGAACCAGTTACATCTATAACATCAGAATCAGCAGCTAATAAAGTAGAGAATCCATCAAATTCACCTGCGTTAGCGTTAACTCCACTCCAGATGTTTTGCTCAGTTTTCTCAGCAACTTTAGAAGCAACGTGAGAGATTAAGAAGTCACTAAATTTAGGAGGTAATTTATCAAATGAAGAATATCCCATTTGAATAGCTTCCCAGTCTGAACGGAAGTCTTTCTTACATAGCTCTATGTTAACTTGGAATTCTTCTGGTTGAAGGATTCTTTCAGTTAATGTGATTGTGCCTGTATCAGCAAAGTCACAAGAAGCGTTAGCAATTAGTCCACTAGAAGAAACTTTTTTCATTACTTCTTTGAACTTTACGTTTGGTTTTACTGTAATTCCACCATTGTCTATAGTAGAACCAGATAATAATGCAGCAGAGATATACTTTCCAGCAAACTCTCCAGCATAAGTACTTGTAATTGAAGTTGTAGTAGCCATTTTTTATTATTTATTTATTTATTAATATTTATGATATTTTATTTAAAACCCTATCCATTATAGTTTGAGGTCTCTTTTGAGCATAAAGATTTAAGCTCTTTTTTTCTACAGAAGATTCTGGATCGTGAGCAATAGGCTCAACAGCAGGTTCTTGAGAAGATAATTGTTCTGGAACTTCGTTCATTTCTTCTTCGCCTTTAAGGTTTTCTATTAAAGCTTTCATTTCTGCCATAGCTTTTTCTAGATCTTCTTTAGTAGCATACTTGTCCATTGGATCTTCTTTTACCTCTTCGATAATTTCATCCTCTTCTAATTTTTTCTTATCATCATAAGAAGCTTCAACTTCATCAGATAATTCTGTTTCTGATTCAACCGCTTCTACTTCTTTGATTTCTTCACTTAGAACAACTTCTTGTTCTTTTACTTCTATTTCAGAAGTTTCATTTTTAGCTTCCATTTCTGGAGCCTTAGAGATGACTTCTTCACTTAGAAGTACATTTTTGAATTTCTCTACTATTTCACTTGCTTTCATAATAAAATTTTATATATAGTTAATTAATTAGTTATCTATCTGTTGTATTTTTAACCTTTCTTTTGTATTATAAACCATTCAGTCCCATTGCACCAAACTTGAATACCTTCATAAGCTTTATTTATTTCATAGCGATTATTTTGTCCATCTAAATTTTGAGAACCATAAGGAGTAACTCTTGCTTTTTTATGATTTGAGAATGTGGAGTCTGAAATGATTCTTTTAACTCTATTTAAGTTTTTTGTAGCAGTTGCATCAGGAAGTGTTAAAACCATATGACCATTACCTCCACTCCAACTTAATACAATCAATTCAGATTCATCATAAGTAGAAAGACCTAAATCAATAGTCTGGTCTTCACTTACAGTTAATGCAGTTGGGTCTAAGTGATTTACTATGTAATGTTGTACATCATTTAAAGTAGTTCTTTTGGTTTCAC